AATCCGCTCACCAATCCTTCGGCGAGCGCTTTGGTTCCTGCGCGCAAAGCCATGCGCGCTAGCGACTGCGCGATCGTCGAGAGCACGTCGTTGAAGCTTCGGCCGCTCGCCGCTGCAGAACCGAAACCCAGGTGAAGCGTCTTCGTGACATTTCCGGCAGAGAGATTGATCTGATCGAGCAAAAGCTTCGTCGCTTGCAGGTCAGTTGTCGCGAAACGCTCATTGGCGCCGGGCGCGTTAAACGGCTCCGGAAAGGGATCAAAACTTGTCGTCATGTCGATCCTGCAAAATCAGGGAAGCGGCGCATCAATTCCTCGAGCGCAGCGCGCGAAGGCGCGCCACTTGTGACGCCATAGACGCCCTCGACAGCGCGAAAAAGTTCGCGCGGCGTCATCGACCAGAAATCGCGTGATGAGAGCCGCAGGACGCCAAGCCCGAAGGCCATGGCGCGCGCGAAGGGAAAGGGCGCGCGATGAGAGGGGTCGCGCGCCGTTTCTGCCGCCTGCGTCAGGCGTCCTGCGGCGTCGAAGGGTTTGCGTCGGCGCTTTCCTCCGGCGCATCGCCGAAAGTCGCGGCGAGAAGATCGGCCGCGATGCGGACATAGCCTGTGAGGCCTTCCGAAACTTTCATTCTAGAGACGTCTTCGTCGCTGATGTCGTTTCCCGCGCCGCGTAGACCGCAACCGATGATGCGTAGAATGTCGCGGGCGGAGAGGCGTCGTTCCTCGAAGCGGCTCGCAAGCGCAACGAGATCGCTTGCGCCAAATCCGCTTTCGAGTTCGGCAAGCGCGCCGAGCGTCAGGCAGAGCGTGTAGTTCTTGTTGTCGAGAGTTGCGTCGATTTCGCCGCGTTTCGCGTTCGCCATCTCTTCCTCATACGAAATCCGGTTGATCGTCCGCTTGCACGTGTCATTCCCGGCAGGCCGAAGGCCTGACCGGGAATCCAGATCAACATCAAAAATGCGTATTGCGATTCTGGATTCCCGATCGCCCGCTTTGCGCGCGTCGGGAATGACATCTGAGCTGTTCAGTCGCAGGCCATTACAGCGCCGCGAAGACGAGCGCGCCCGCCGACTCAAGCGAAATATCGAAGGTCACTTCCGCTGAATATTCGCCGCGATAGTCGAGATTGGCGATCTGGAAGAGGCCCGTAAGAACACCGAAATCCGGGATGACGATCTGCCATTCGCGCAAGAGCCCATCGAAAAAGGTTTGGCGCAACAGCGCGTCTGACGCCTGGTCTTTGAATACGCCTGTTCCGGAAACGCTCGCGCGCTTCAACCCAGCTCCATCGAGCAGTTCGCGCCAACGGCCGTTCGATTCGGCGTCGGTCACATCCACAGTGTCGGCGTTGAGCGCCAGGCGGCGCGTGCGCAGCCCGCCGACCGTGACGAAGCTTGCCCCGTCATGGATTTTCAAAAGTAGGTCCTTGCCTTTTTGGGCGGCCATCATTGAGCTCCACTAAAGATATTCGGTTGTTGCGCGAAAGCGCAGATTGACTCGTGCGATGCGGCCGTTTTGATCGCGACGCATCTCCATGGAGAGAAAGCGCAGATCGATCAGCCGATGGTCCTGCAGAGTGAGCGGCGTCTCGTCGAGCAGATCGGCAATGCGCTGCGCGAGTTCGAGCGCCTCGGACAATCCTCGCATCGTCGACGTGACGCTTATGATGAACAATTGCTCGGCGCCGCGCGAGAGATCGGCGGACCAGTCGCGCAGCTGCGCTTCGGCGAAAAGCGCATAGGGCGGGTCGATCCCGCGTGGCGCCTCGTCGTAAAGCTTCTCGCCGAGCGTGGCGGCGAAGCTTCCATCCGCGAACAGATAGGCGCGGATCGCTTTGCGCAGCGCGACGACAGGTGAAGCGCTCATGGCGAGTCCTTTAAATGATCTCTTCGCATTGGCAGATCAGAAAGCGTCGACGCTCGTCCGGGTCGAAAACCGATTGGATGCGAAGCTTGCGGCCGCGATGAAGGAAGCGCATGTCTTTTGTGACATCGTTGCGCCAGCGGACCGTCACGACCTGGTTTGTCGCCTGTTCGGCGCGCTGCTCGATAAAATCTTCGCGCGCGCTTGAAGGCGCGACGCGCGCCCAAAGATTGGCGATCGGCGTAAAACTGCGCGAAAATCCGCCGGCGCCGTCAGGCGCATCGACCGGCGCCTCCAGCGTCACCCGATGACGCAGCGCGCCGATCTTCGGAAGGCCGCTCACAGCAGTCGCTCCCGCCGAAACGGCGCAGCGAGCTGCGCGACCGCATTGGGCAAAGCGTCGTCGCCGCCATCGCCGCGATGTTCGCGCCAATGCGCCGCGAGCATGAGAACGGCCCGACGCAGCGGCTGTGGAACGTCGCTCGCAAGCGCGCCATAGCCGACGACGAAATCGATTTCGATTCCGTCAGTGGCTCGGCTCGGCGCCGGCGGCGCCGATTTGAAGCTGATGCGGCCGCTTTCATTCGACGTCGGCGCGCGATAGGTCGCAGCGGCCAATGTCTGCGCCGTGTCGTTTGCGTCGAAGACGCGTATCGCCGTCGCTGACTGGAAGGGCGCAAAGGGAATGTAGAGCGCGGCGTTCGAAGCGACCGAGGACGGCCAGCAATCGAAAACGAGACGCCAGCTTTGCGTGATGAAGAATCGCCGCGTATAGGCTTCAAGCGTCATGCGCGCGGCGACGATCAGCGCTTGAACCAATTGGTCCTCTTCGGCGCCGTCTTCGCGCAGCCATGATTTTGCGTCGGCGAGCGAGACGGGCTCGATCGCCGGCGCGCCGATGAGCATCGGTCGCATCGCGCATCCTATGTTGGGGTAAGAGAAGGGCGCGAGCTTTGCGTCGCGGCCGTCTAAAGTTCGCAGGCGGATTACGACGCGGCGAATTTCAAGAGCTTGATCGCCTCGAAATTCTGCACCCCGCCGCCAACGCGCTTCGTCGTATAGAAGAGCACATAGGGTTTGGCGGAATAGGGATCGCGCAGCACGCGAATGCCGACGCGGTCCACCACCACATAGCCGCGCTCGAAATCGCCGAAAGCGATGGAGAGCGAACCCGCGGCCGGATCAGGCATGTCTTCAGCTTCGACGACGGGAAAGTTCATCAGCGAAGCGGCGCCGTCGGCAGTTGCGGGCGGCGCCCAGATGTAATCGCCCGTCGTCGTCTTGAACTGGCGCACGAGCGATTGCGCGCGCCGCCCCATAACGAATTTGCCGTTTTGGCGATAGCCGGCGCGCAGCGCGTAAACGAGATTGACCAGCGCGTCGGAAGGGTCCGTCGCCGCGAATGCGCCGGCGGCGCCCGTTGGCACATAGCCGATATTGCCCCAGCTCCAGCTCGCGTCAGCGACCGTCGTATAGGAGAGAAAGCCCTTGGGCTTATTGACGCCGTCGCCGCTAACGAAGGCCGCGCCTTCCTGTTCGGCGAAGGCCGTCTGCACTTCCTCGGCGATCCATTGCTCGATGTCGACGACGGCGTCGTCGAGCAGCGCCTGAGTCGCCGCCGGCATGGCGTAAAGCTCCATCGCCGGGAAAGTCATGTCGGCGAGCTGCTGATTATTGGTCTGCGGACGCGGATCGGCTTCCGCCACCCATCCGGCGGCAGGTCCCGTCGTGGAAAACGCGCGGCGCAACGACGCGCCGGAGATTTCGCGCACGCTGGAAATGGCGCGGATCGGCGAGAATTTCGCGAGCCGGCGCAGAACTTCGCGCTCCGTCGGCAGCGGCACGAGATAGCCGCCGTCCGGGCCGGAGCCGCGCGACAGCGCCTTCGCTTCGAGCGCCTTCAGGCCGCTCGCTTCGCCCGAGCGCATATAGTGATTGAAGGCGTTCTTATGCTCGCGGCCGCTCTGGTCATCGACGAGCTTGCCGCCGATGCGCGGCCGAGACATTTCTAGCGCCAGGCGATCGAGCCGGCTCTTTGTGTCGTCGAGCGCATGATCGATGCGCGCGAGCTTTTCCTCGGTCACGACGTCGACGCCGAGGCGGCTCTCGAGCTGCGTCAGACGCTCGTCATTCGTCTCCTTGAAGGCGCTGAAGGCGCGATTGAGATCGGCGAGAATGTCGCCGCCGGCGGATTTCATTTCAACTGCTGACATGTGTAGTGCCTCTTGCTTGGCGCCGCCGCGAAAAAAATCCCGCGCGATCTATGTCGCCGGGATGAAGTCCGCGCGCTGGGGAAGTCCGTCTCGAAAGTCACGTTTGCGCCCCGACGGCGAGAGCGCGGATTGGCTGGCGTTTGCCTCAGAAATTCCCGGACATGCGCCGCAGCGCATGCGCAAACTCAAGCGCTGCGCGCTGCGCCCTTAGGCGCGAGAGCTTCGCGCCAAGCGCCTCCATGCTCGGCGCCGCGTTGCGGTTTTGCTTCACGGCGCCGATGCGCGCCTGCGACAGCATCGGAAAAGTAACGACAGAGATCTCCCAAAGGTCGATCTCGTGAAGACGGCGCACGCCGCTTGATTTTTCTGTCGTGGCGCGCTGCGTGCGAAATCCGATGGAGAGGCCGTCGATCGCGCCCTTGCGCATCAGCGACAGCGCCTCGCGCGCCCGCGCCACGGAGAGATCGAGTCGGCCTTCAACTTTGAGCCCGCGCGAGTCTTCGACGATCGAGGTCCATAGCCCGATCGGCTCGGCGGCCTGATGCTGCCACAGCATTTTCACGCCCGAGGCGCCGCGTTTGATCAGCGAACGGGCGAAGGCGCCGGCCATCACCACGTCGCCGCCCGAATCGACGACGCCAAAGAGGCTCGCGTAGCCGGAGAATGCTCCGGCTTCATTCGCTTGCAGCAAGGGCTGTTCAGCGCGCTTTACTTCGGGCGCGCCAATTCTTGGTAGCGCCGTCATCAGCTCTTCTCCGCCTGGGCGTTGATCGGCGCATGGCTCGCCACGCGCGCCTCGGCGCGAAGTTGCGCCAGCAATTCGACGAAGGTCTTGAAGACGGCTGCAGGGTCTTCGTGTCGCGCACTGCGCGTGCGCGGACGCCTAGCGAGATGCGGCAGCCAATTTTTCTTATTCATGGATCGCTCCTGCAGCGTCGGTTGAAGCGCGCGAGCTCGCGCACGAAAGCGTCGAGGCGTCGCGTCGCCTCGCCGAGTTCCCGCATGGCGAGATAGGCTTGCGCCGTCGCCGCGCAGGCCCAGAGAAACAGTGCGAGATGCGCGAGATCGCCGCGCTCCAATATGGCGTTCAGAATGTCGGACATGGGCGATCTGTTTTGGGCTCGCGACGCGTTTGTATGTCATTCCCGACGCGCGCTCTGCGCGCGATCGGGAATCCAGAGCCGCACGCAAGAGTTTCGAATTATTGCTCTGGATTCCCGATCGCTTCGGTACTGCGCAGCGTCTGGAACGACATCCATACTGGTCTGGCGCCAGAAGGCGCGATTGGCCTCGGCGTAATTGCTGAACGTGTTGTCGCCAGGAAGACCCAGCAGCAGCGGCAGCACGCCGAAGGTGAGCGCGATCTCGCGCGCCGCGCCCGCTTTCGACTCGGTGAAATCCATGTCCTTTGGCGACAGCGACAGCGCCTTCCAGTCGAGCCCGCCTTCGAGCAGTAGCGGCCGGCCGGCGTTGGTCGCGCCTGAGAAATTCTCCTCCAGCTCTTCCTTCAGCCGCCTCCAGCTCTTCCTTCAGCCGAGAGAATTGCTCGTCGGTCAGATGCGCGCCTTCCGGCCCCGCATAGACCAGCGCGCCGGAAGGCCGCGCAGAATTGTCGAGCAGCGCCTTGTTCCAGAAACTCGCGGCGTTATGGGCGCGAAGATCAGCTGAGCGATTTACTGCAAAGAGTTAGTAGGCTTGAAAGGCCCGTCTCGCGCTAAAAACTTCGTGCGCCCTCTTCACAAGCGCGAAGCTCAGATCAATCTGTTCTTCTTGCCGGAGATCAGATCCATCAAATCGGCTTTCGAGATTCTATGTCCGCGATCGGTAATGTGTATATAGCCATCGGGAATATCATCGAGGATCGCCTTGTCGACTTTCAGACCGTTGCTGGCCAAGAGGTGAGCGAGCACATATTTCGCGTCAAGGGCGAGCGCGCGAAAGCTGTCCCATTCTTCGGCCAAAGGCGCTTTTCTGAGTTCCTCGATCGCTTCCATGTCGCGGCCCAGCCTGCGCAAATTCTCCGCGATTTTTTTAGCAACTCTTGTCTGGCATCGACAATCCGATCCAATCGCGCGCAGTGTGTCGATGGCCTCCTCATGCCGGCTTTCGGCGGAAAGTGCGGTCGCGCGCCAGTGCTCGATTTGACTTCGTTCGTCCGGATCGCGGCCAGGGGAGGCGGTATCCAGAGCGGTATGCAGTGCCTTCCAGTCGCGTTGGCGGTAGAGATTGCTGCAATGATCATCGATGTTCATCATAATGCCCGTTCAAACCGCATTTCCGCCACACGCCGCGCTGACGAAGCCTCGCGCGCAATTTTCGATATCATTATAGCCGCCCGTCAATCCTAACGGCGGATTTGGGAGGCCGAGCAGGTTCTCACAACGCTCTCGCGCCAATGCCCACTCTTCTGCGCAGTTCTCAGCCAAGTCTATCAGGTCATGACGATCGAGGCCAATGTCGCCCTCGTCGTCGCTGAGTCGTTTCGTCTTTCCGCCACAGCCGCACGGAGTCCGCGCCGGGCCGTAGCCCACCGCCTCGCGCTGTTCATCGAGCGTGAGGAAAGCCGCCTTGCCGACGCGCTCCCATTCGCTTGCGCGCTCGCCTGCCAATGCTTCAAGACGGTCGGCGTTATAGTCGAAACGAAAGGCGCCGAACCCCGGCTGCAGCCAGGCCTGAAAGCTCTTCTGCACGCGCGCGACGAGCGGCAGAATGGTCTGGCGCCAGAAGGCGCGATTGGCCTCGGCATAATTGCTGAAGGTGTTGTCGCCGGGCAGGCCCAGCAGCAGCGGCGGCACGCCGAAGGCGAGCGCGATCTCGCGCGCGGCGCCGGCTTTCGACTCGGTAAAATCCATGTCCTTTGGCGAGAGCGAGAGCGCCTTCCAGTCGAGGCCGCCTTCGAGCAGCAGCGGCCGGCCGGCGTTGGTCGCGCCGGAAAAATTCTCCTCCAGCTCTTCCTTTAAGCGCGAGAACTGCTCGTCGGTGAGATGCGCGCCTTCCGGCCCCGCATAGACGAGGGCGCCGGACGGCCGCGCGGAATTGTCCAGGAGCGCCTTGTTCCAAAAACTCGCGGCGTTATGCGTGTCGAGCGCCACTTGCGCGGCGGCGAGCGGCGGAAAGCCGTAATAATCATCGAGCGGGTTGAAGAATTTGATGTGCAGGATCGGCTCGATCCCTTCGCCGCGCATCTCGTAGCGCGCTTCCTGCCCGAGCGCGCGATAGATGAAGGCGGCGGGCCAGCCGTTGCGTCCCGCCTCAATGCTCATGCGGTCGGGCCGCAGCGCGTAAAGCTCGCGAAGCTCCTCGTCGATCAGAACCGATTCGATATAGGCGTTGCCGTAAAGCAGCAGATTGGCGCAGATCGCCTCGATGAAGGAGGCGCTGGTGTCGAGCGGATTGGGGCGCTCGATGAGAGAGAGAAGCGGATGGTCGATCGCCTCGTCACGGCCCTCATAGACGAGCCAGGGAACGGAGGCGGCGGCTTCCGCCACCATGCGCACGCAGCGATGACAGACGGCGTTGCGCTCGTAGCCTTCGCGCGTCAGCACCGTCGAATTGCGCGCGCTCCAATGCGGCTGTCCGAGCGCATGCATGGCGAGAAGCTTCGCCGCGCGCGAATATTTGGTTTCGCGCGCCGGCGCGACCGCGCCGATGAGACGCGAGAAGAGAGAGGGCATCGAATGTCCTTTGAAAGGAATGCGTCTCGCGGCGCGCAAAACCCCAGGCCCCTCACCGTACCTCTCCCCGCAAGCGGGGAGAGGGGGCGTCAGGCGTTGCGCGAAAAATCACGCGATTGCTCGGTCGCTGAGGCGTCGCGTCGTCATCCCTTCTCCCCGCTTGCGGGGAGAAGTGAGATGAGGGGCCGGGGGTCTTACCCGAGTGAAACGAGGCGGCGAAGCCGCTCACACCCGCCGCATGCGCGGCTCGGGCGCCTTCGGCGTCAGCGCCAAAGCCGTGATCGCCCAAACCAGCGCGTCGAGCCGATCGGGACT